GCCTATAGCCTCCTCAGAAACATGGTAGTCAAACCCAGAACAATCTATGGGTATGACCACCGGACGGTCGAACTGTCTCATTTTAACCCCGATTATCTCCGCACGTAACCACGAGTTCGCCTTCTTCGCCACCCACGGTGTCCTCGTCTGCACCCGGTTGCGTGTACCTTTGATGTGATACAGTGATTCTTCGGCCTTCCTAATGAAAGTCGCACCTTCCAAACAATACTCAAATGATCTAAACAAAATGACTCTAGGAGCCTTGAACTTTTGTTTTCTTAAGTCATGTTTTTCCGCTTTGACGAACATGGTAAGCCTACAATCCCTTTTATCAACACCTTGTACTACTAGTCGCTCGGCCGCCTGTTCGTACCTCTTCTTCTTACCCCCGCTATATCCTTGTACAATATAGTCATGCGAGTAAGGAACGAAGTCCTTACGGGTTGCCTTCATGAGTCTCACTAGTATATTCGCACCGCCTGCCATTGCACGTTCCCCCTGGACACTCATCCGAGGCACCACTGCCAGTTGTCTATGTGTCAAAGCTACTGCTTCGTTACACGGACACCCAGCGTAGTACCCCATTTGAGGCCAGTCCTCACGCACAAACGAGAACAACCGATATGTGACCCTCTTCGGTTCCGCATGAAAACCACGCGCCGGTGAGCAACGGAGCTTGCAGTCAAAATCAATCCCAGGTAGAGATCTCTCAAGACAGCACGTTGCTCTCCAACGACGTGGCCCCTATTCAGCCTTCGGGTGGAGTGGGTTCGTCGGTGCAAAAGTATTGACCAACGATCGCAACAATCCACGGGGTGACAACCGTCCGAGGAAAACTTCGTACCAAGCCTTATGGCCCAGTATTCTGTTTTCCCCGCAGTAAGCTGCATTAGCGTCGACAAAATCTCGAGAGACTTTGTACGACACCATGTAGTTTACCGCCTCTTGCTCAGGTCGTGAGACCTTCATTGCAAGAGCAACGGAACCCGGAATTGTTGCACCCAACTCCACCAGGAGATCCTGTTCCTGCAGCCATACACGTGCTCGCGCTGTAAGAGATTGTACTAAATTCCAATCCCTTTTGCGAAAGTATGCGTAAGTACGCAACACAAAAACCAACTCTTTGCTTGCTAACAAGCTTCCGGATGCGACTTCATCAACATCCTCGTTGGTCCCGTATCGCACTGCTTCGACATCGTCTCCCCCACCATTCAAGGTGGCCAGATGCTGAATACCCGACCATGGAACTGCGCGTACGTAACGTAGAGCCATGAATCCGGCCGCGAGGCTCAACCCAAAAGGGAGCCACCAGCGTCCAAATCCAAACCCTACCTTGTAACCTC